GTATAATACGTGCTGTCAGTTTACCTGCCGCAGTAACAGTCTTACCTGTTTGTCCCGTTCTGGAGGCTACAACGAACACCTCAGCCAATGAAGGGAGAAGAGATAGTGGTAGTAGGGTTACAGATAAACCCGCTCTAACAGCATTCTGTGCAGTTCTAAGGCCATCCCCTTGGGTGACATCTAAGTTACGTGTAGGGATACGCTGAGATAGGTTCATCAGGTTAGCTAAGTCATTAGTCACTGTCTCTACGTTAAAGTTGATACCCTTCTGCTTAGCATCATTGATTACATCTGCTACTCTTTCGTAGAACACTTCATTATTAGCTCCAAACTTCTTAACGTGAGCTAGTCTCTCTGACATCATTTCATAATAAGAATAGATAGACTCTTGAACCTTGGCTTTAGGATCAGTCCAACTATTCCAGAAATCCTGCGGAAGCTCTGCCAACATACGATGAGTCTCAACAGCATTCTGAGTGTTAACCTTAATGCCTTGGGTCTTACGCTTACCTACCCTGTTGTTCATCTTCTTAGCTGCTTTCTTCTGAGCTTCTTCTTTAGTCATACCCTCTTCAATAAAAGAATCTACTTCTTCAGAGTACTTCTTAAGTATCTTAGTGTCGGTATCAATACCAAAGTGTTCATAACCTTGGCTTTCAATACGAGCTACGTACTTCTCTACCTTTTCTCTGGTAAGCTCGACACCACGCTCTTGAGCTATTGTCATAGCGTCATTGATAAACTGCTCTTTGTTCTGCTTGATCTTCTTGTAATCTAAACGACCATGCAATGGGAAGTAAGTACCGCCTTCAAACAAAGTAGTATCTACACCTAGATTCTTAAGGTCATTCTTGATAGTCAAGTCTAAGAAAGTAGATAACTCATTAGATGCCTTCTTACCTTGCTTACTTAAGTTAGCATATGCTTCTTGCTTAGCTTCTCCCTCTGGCATTACACGCTGATCATGTACAGCCTGAGCTTCAACAGCGTCTAAAGTTAAGAAGGTACTTAGACCTTTGTTATAAGCTGACTTAAACGCCATTGACTCTGCATGTACTGGCTTGATTCCTAGTCTACGTGCGAAAGAACCTTGCTGTTGATTAAACTCACCAACAAGCTTCTTAGCTTTATCTGTATTTATCTGATTTAGAGTCTTGCTTCCTGCTTCACCCATGAAAGGGGCTAAGTATTTAGAATACAAGTGACCTAGCTTAGTCTCTGTAACTGGAACTTTCTCTTGATTCTTAACCCAAGCGCCTGTATTAGAATCAAACTCAATAATACCCTCGTCTACTTGCTTGGCAAATGACAAGTCTGCATTGTTCTGAGCTTTGTTCATAACGCTAGAGCCTACACCAAAAGGTAAGCCCAACACGCCACCAACCAGAGCCTCTACCGCAGACTCTTTCATAGCCTCTTCAATATCTAACTCATCCCAGTAAGACGTAGCGTTAGCAGCTGCCAGAGTTGTTGATATATCCTGTACACCTTCTGTCGCGCCTGACGTTAATGCGCTAATACCCATTGCTCTACCTACAGAAGGGGCTTGAGCAACCTGACTACGGATAGCACCACTAAAAGCAGCAGCGTTTCCTGAGTTAATTGCATCTTGTACGTCTGGAGCTACACGCTTAAACGCAGGAGATAAAGCCTTAACAAACTTAGCAGCAGCCAAAGGCTCTAACGCACCTAAAGCAAGACCAGTACCTAAGTCTGCCATAGAAGCATTGTATGCCTCATCCATGTCCTCTGCTTTTAAACCGATATCACCGATGTTCATAAAGCCAGATGTTAAACCACCTGCTACCAATGCACCTGTAGTACCTGAAGCGCCTACTAGAGAAGCGGCAGGGGCTGCTGCAAGAGCAGGTAAGGCAACGCCAATAGTACCCGCACCTCTAGCAACTTGATCCAGTAAACCTCTGAAGGAGAATTCACCATCTTCATACAGAGGATGTGCCTTCACCTTGTTTACTTCTGTTAAGTTCTCGTTCTTACCATCAACCATAGCCTGTCCGAATGCGCTGTCTGCGAATCCGAATGCCTCTGCTAGTGATTGACCACCTCTATATAACAGCGCCTGACCTAAGTCAACTCCCGCGCCTACTTGATCTGCTATTCCATCAGGGCTTTGACTAATGTTACGATCAAACTGCTGATCAGCAGCAGTCCATAGTGCATCAAAGTCTATCGCTTCTGACATTATTTAGTTCCTGAAAGTGATTGAAGAGCTTCTAGGTATCCTTTTCTGGCTTCTGTAATATCTATCTCACCGCCATCTGAAAACCAGTTATTTCCATACTCTTTAGCAAAGTAATCCAGAACACTGCTGCGTAACTCTTGAGGTGCTGTTACAAAGCTAGGGTCAGTGGTATTTATAAGAGTAGCTAAATCGTTTAAATCAGAAGGTTCTCCCTCAATATTAGCTGCTTTTAGCTGAGCAACTATTGAATTTACTTTAGCTGTTTGATTCTTAAAAGGGTCAACTAAACCCGCTGCCCTCTCCTGCGCTCTAGCTCTACGTGACGCAGCTTGCGCTCTAATAGCATCAAGAGCCAGTGCAGCATCTCTATACTTCTTAGCTTCAGCTGCCTGAGTTTCTGATTTCTTAGCTGCGATACCTGCTTGTAGTCCTTTACCTAAGTTAGCCAGAGTACCTTCACCGCTAGACGAACCTGCCAACATAGCAGCACCCATAGCCATCAAGTCAACACGCTCGTTAACAGCATCGAACCAGTTATCAGCACCACTACCTTGACCTTCTGATTTATCAAGAGCAGATGTGTCTTTAAGTTTAGTCTGAATCTTAGCAGTACCTAAACCTAAAGGATCATTAACAGCAGAAGCAATGCTAGGGTCTATTGTAGGTGTTGAAGCTCCCTCTTTAAACGTATCGTCTGTTGTACCTGACGGGGATAGTTTAGACTTAGCTTTGTCCTTAGCTTCAGTGTAAGTAACACCTTCCTCTCTTCCGGTCAAACCACCTACAAAGTCAGAGTTAAGTATATCTGTTCCCACATTCTCTACAGCAATAGCTGCCTGATTAAAAGGATACATTAAGTGACGAGCAATATCTGCGGGAGCTGCTCGAACCGCTGCCCCGAAATCATAGGCACTATCAGGTAAAGACATATCAGGTAGAAGACCAGAGATATCAGCATCTGCAATACGCTGTTGTTTATCAGCATCATAAGCCGCCTGTTGTATTGCTCGGTTAGCAGTATTCTGAGCTACTAAAGCCTGTGTCGCTTGGCGATTAGCTACTGGATCATAAGGAGGTACTAGTGCAGGAAGAGACATATTAGGTATATTTGCAACAGCGTTTACACCCTTACCTATTAATGCAAAAGGATTCGTAGAAGAGCTAAGTATTTCTCTAGCTGATCTTTGATCCGGTGCATACCTAGATCTAGATACAGGAGCGTTAAAGTCTACATCAAACTCAGAACCTACTGGTACGTTTTGAGACACCGCAGTAGGTAAAGTATAGTTAGGAGTTATAGCCCCTCGCGTAACTGTATTTAACATAGCAGGAGTAGCGCCTAACTGTAAAGCCTGATTAATAAGCGCGTTTACTTTACCTTGACTTCCTGTTTTGAATATATTTGGAGTTGCCATTATACACCTACCTTGTTAAACATATTAGCTTGCTGCTGTTGCTGCTGCATCTGAGATACAAGCAAAGACTCTAGCAAGTCAGCTTCTCTGTTACGTCTAGGATGCAGCTCGACATTCTTCCACTCTGATGGGTCACGTAGCTTAGCGATAGCTGTCTGCAAATCACCATTGATAACCGCTTTCATTGTATTGTATCTAAGAGCAGCTGCGCCATAGTTATGTAGTAGTGACAGAGCCACTGCCTGTTGTTGTGGTGATAGTGAATCAAACTTAGGGAAAGCATTACGTAGCTTCTTCTTAGACTTCTCAATATGCCTACGAGTAATGTTCATAGCTATCTCAGCAGGGATGTTAAAGTGTCCCAACTCATACTCAACAGCTACAGCGTCATCGCCCTGCTTACCTACATAAGGAAGCATAGCAGACTCTAAAGCATCAGGTAGTCCCAACGCCTTGTACTCTCTCAAGTCCATCTGACCAATGTCAATACCACCACCAAAGGTTAAACCAGACTTGCCCACGACAACCCCGTTAACCTTTGGAATATATGTCCTAGTTTCAAACCCTTCTTGCTGTAGTAGAAACTGGATTACTGCATCATCTTTATTCATCATTTACCTACTTTAAAAAGGAAGATTATTAATACCACCATCGGCAGCAAGAGAACTAATGTCGCCAATACCACCGCCACCTCCCATCATACCTCCAAGGAAGTTACCACCTAAGCTACCACCACCTGCCATA